TATTCCGCCGTCTCCGGGCGGCCCTTCTGCCAGCGCAGACGCTCGAACTTCAGCCATTGCGCGTGGCCGCAATGCGGACACGGCACGAAGAACCGGCGCTGGTCGCTGGCCTCGAACTCGCGCTCGATCCGGCTGAGCCCCCGGACCGTCGGGGTCGAGACCAGCAGCACCTTGCGCCGGTGGGCGAAGGTCAGCGACCTTGCTTCGGCCAACGTTACAGGATCGCCTTCCTCGTCGGCCGAGGCCGGATAGGCGTCGACCTCGTCGAGGAAGATGTAGCGCGCCGGGGTCGACCGCAGCCCCACGGCCGAGTTGGCACCGGTCATGATCAGGATGCCGCCCGCGAATTCCTTGGACAGCATCGTGTTGCCAGCATCGCGGGACCGGGCCGGTTTGACCCGGTCCCGCAGTTCGGGGCTTTCGTCGATCAGCGGGTCGATCCGCTGGCGCGAGTTGCGCTTGGCCAGTTCCACCGTCGGCTGGACCGCCAGCATCGGGCCCGGCGCCTGGTGGATGGCGAAGCCGATCCAGTTGTTCCCCGCCTCGGTCGCACCGACCTGTGCCGCCTTCTGGAACACGACGCGTTGCATGGTGTCGCCCGGCGACAGCCGGTCCATGATTTCGCGCATGTAGGGCGTGCGCGCCGTGCGATACCGCCCGGGTTCCGCCGAGGCGCGGCCCGACAGCATCCGGTGCCGGTCCGCCCATTGCGAGACCGTCAGGTCGGGGTCCGGCGTCAGCCCTGCGCCCCAGGTGCGCAGGATCTCCGCCGCGCCGTCGAAGCCTGCCCCGGACTGCGATCCGGGGTCCGTCAGGCCATCTTCATCGGAAGTCGGGCCGGACCTCGGCGAGTTCGTCGAGGTGGGCGCGTACATGTTTTTCCAAGGCCTTCTGCATCGCGGCAGGCTCCACGCCGAGTTCTGCCGCCATCAGTGCCGCCGACCGCGCGGGCCAGTTCACCCATGCGTCCCGCACCTCCCGCGCCAGCCGGAACACCAGCGCCAGCGCCCGGGCGCGCTCGATCAATTCCCCCTTCAGCCTCGAGAGCCGGATCCGCCGCTCCTGCGCCTTCAGCACCTCGTTCGCGGTCTTGGCCTGCAGGAAGGTGGTGCCGCCGCCCACCACCGGTGCGGCCAGCCCCTGTTCGCGCAGCGTGTCGCCGACGGCGGTGACGGCCGCTTCCGGGACCGGCTTCAGCTTCGATGCAGGCGCCTTCCTGGTCTTCGACGGGTCGGTGGTTTCGGCACGGCGGGCATCGCTGGCCTCGGCGTCGATGCTGCCGTCGGCGTGGAGGACCAGCCGCCCCGCGGTCTTCGCCTTCTGGATCGCCCCGCGCGAGAGCCCTACGCGGGCGGCGTACTGGCGCTCGCTCAGCCCCTGCATTTAAAACTCCGATTATCTTTCTAAATCATGTGCTTATTGAGTTGATAAGCGGCGGCGACAGAGGGAACGTACAGTCACGGACGATGCAACTCACGACGGAGCCAGACCGATGACCGCCACGATCCTGCCCACCCGCAACGAGGCCTGGGGCTTCTGGGGCACCATCGACCATCTCGAGAACGACCTCGCCGCCGATGCCGCGAAGGCATGGCGGCTGGCCTCGATCGCCATTGCCGCGGCGACGGGCGCCTCGCCCGAGGGGGTGCGCGACTTCCTCGACAGCCGCCACGGGCGCCACTTCGCCGACGACGTCGCCAACGGGCTCGCCAAGGGCGGGATGCTCGAGGCGGCGATCGACGCCGCGGTCGCGCGCTGGATGGGCTGGATCATCGACCGCCGCACCGCGCGCGAGACCGGCATTCCCCACGGACTCCCCTACCTGATGGGCCTCGCGACCCACTTCCAGATCCTCGCCGAGGCCGACGACGGCGCCTGAGCCGCGCATCTCCGGGTCCCGCCCGCCGACTGGCGGGCTCGACCTCGTAGAAGGGCCCGCATCCCGCGCGCCCCGATACGACGGAGACGACCATGACCAAGCTTTCCGACACCCAAGCCATCATCCTGAGCGCCGCCGCGCAACGTGACGACGGCAACGTCCTGCCGCTGCCCGGCTCCTTGCGCGGTGGCGCTGCGACCAAGGTGGTCGGCGCGCTGCTATCCCGCGGCCTGATCGCCGAGCGCGTCACCGAGAGCATGACCAAGGCTGACGCGGCGCTGAACCGCATCTGGCGCAACGACGAGAACGGCCGCGCCATCCTCCTGCACATCACCGATGCCGGGCTCGCCGCCCTTGGCATCGAACCGGAGGGCGCCGATGGCGCGCCCACGGGAGCGACGGAAGCGCCGACCGAAGAGCCCGCGCCGGACAGCACCACCGCAACCGAAGCCGCGTCCAAGGCGCGCACGCCGCGCGAGGGCACCAAGCAGGCTGCCCTGATCGCCATGCTCCGCGCGCCCGAAGGCGCAACCATCGCGGAGATCATGGCCGCGACCGGCTGGAGGTCGCACACGGTGAGGGGCGCGATGGCCGGGGCGTTGAAGAAGAAGCTGGGCCTCAACGTGGTGTCCGAGAAGGATGAGGCGAGGGGGCGCGTCTACAAATTACCCGCGGCCTGAAACCTAACCGCCGATCGCCGATGCCGCCGCCCCACTCGGGGCGTCGGTAACTCATTGCCAAGACAGCAGATCCCGCGCGGCGGCTTGCAGGATGTCTTGCGCCATCCGGGGCTCGCAGGTGTAGATGCCGCCCGGCTCGGGCTCGCCGACATTGCCCTCGAACCACCGCCGACCCTCATCCGAGATCGGGCGCAGAACGACGATGGTCCCGTGATTGTTGATCTCGATGTGCTGCCTGTCGGACATGTGCCGAGGCTACCAGCCGGGGCGGTGCATCGCCAGTGGGGACGTCACGGCCGTCGCCAGCGTTCGAAGATTCTCCGCAGGGCGTAGCTCCTGCCGATCGAGACAATTGTGAACAGCCCGCCAAGTTTGAGATTCTGCGCCAGCGTGGTGTGCAGGCCGAACACCGGGAACACCAGCATCTGCGTCACGACGGCGACACCATAACCCACGACGACGTTCGCGACGGCTTCGATCAACGACATGGCGCGCGACTGTTTCACGCCAGCACCCCGTCATCCACCGGCCAGCAGTTCAGCCGCCAGAGTTCGCAGCGCATGCGCCGCAACCAGCGGAACCACGCCGTTGCCGCAGAGGCGAAGCCGGTCCACCCGGTGGGCCAGCCCATCAGCGCCTCGACGAATGCTGGGTTCAGCGTCCGGCGCGTATCGGAGGTATCGCTCCCAGCCATCGGCGTCACCAGGACCTGGCGGCCAAGCAGGCCATTCACCGGCGTGTTCGCGAGACTCGTCGCGCCGTCCTTGTGATCCCGCGCCGTGGGCGTCATCCACATCCCCGCCGCATGGGTCAGATCTGCCGTCCGGCGGTTGCCCGCGCTCGGCTTGCAGCCGTCGTTGGCCATCGGCGTCGGCCAGTCCCGCGCCATCCTGTCGAGACCCTTCTCGTCGCGCCTGTCGCCACCCCGGCTGCGGAAGCTGTCGGTCTGCGGCGTCGGCCAGAGGACGGCCGTCGTCGCCAGGTTCATGCCGTGCCTGCCCGCCTCCTGCGACGGCGTCGGTCTGGTCTGGCGGTTCTCGTTGGCGCTCGCCCTCGGCGTCGGCCACAGCCGCAGCAGTTCCGTCCGGTTTCCGCCGCTCGAACGGGTTCCGGAGCAGGCGCGCGGCGTCGGCCAGCTGGTCGCCCTCGCGGATGGCGAGGATGAACAGCCGCTCGCGCTTGTGGGGCGCGCCGACTTCCGCCGCCGTGAAGAGGCCCGCCGCAAGGCGGTAGCCCATGCCGACCAGTCCGCTGGCGACTTCGGGGAAGCCAAGGCGGAGATGATGGGCGACATTCTCGAGGAAGACGAAGGGCGGCTCGACCTCGCCGATGATGCGGGCGACATGCGGCCAGAGATGACGCGGGTCGTCCGCGCCCCGGCGCTTGCCAGCGACGGAGAACGGCTGGCACGGATAGCCCGCAGTGACGATGTCCACCGCGCCGCGCCACGGGCGGCCGTCGAAGCTGGCAACGTCGTCCCAAATTGGTGCATCGTCGAGGCTGCCGTCGCGCATTCTGGCAACAAGGATCGCTGCCGCGAAGGCGTCCCGTTCACCGAGACCGATGGTTCGGGCGGATGGCAGGGCGATCTGGAGGCCGAGGTCGAGCCCGCCCGCGCCGGAGCAGAGGGAGAGGCCGAGGAGGCATGCGTCTCCGGCCCCGGCAGGCAGGCCGGAGGTAGATAGAGCCAGGTCATGCATGTCACGCGGCAGGCTCGGGTTGGGTTTCGGGGACGGCCGGGGCATCGCCCAGCCGCTCGGCCTTCACCTCGGCGAATGTGCGGCCATTGCCATCGAGGATCGCCTCGCGCCCCGTGTCCGCCTGCCATCGCTCCAAGGCGACATCGACATAGGCGGGGCTGATCTCCATCGCAAAGACGCGGCGGCCGTTGGCCTCGCCCGCCATGATCTGCGAGCCCGAGCCCGAGAACGGCTCGTAACAAAGCCCGCCCCGCGCCACATGCTGACGCATCGGGATCCCGAAGGCATCGAGCGGTTTCGGCGTCGGATGGTCGGGCCGGTCGTCCTTGGCGAAGCTGGGCAGCGCCCATGTCGAGGGCAGCGTTTCCTCGGCCACCTTCGGCGGGCGGTTCGGGCGGCGCCAGCCCATGAAGCAAGGCTCGTGCTTCCAGAGGTAGTGGGACCGGGTCAGAACCCCGCGGTCCTTCACCCAGATGATCTGCTGATGAACGAAGGCGCCGGCCTTTTCCCAGCAGGCTTCCAGCATCGCCTGGCGGCGCGAGGCGTGCCAGCAATACCAGGCCGCATCATCGGCGATGGCTTCCGCCACGGCGGCTGCAATGAAGCCGTCGTAAAGCTCGGCCCCCTGCGAACTGTCGTCCCAGGTCGTGCCGTAGGACGCCGACCAGTCCTTGTTCCGGGTCGGATGGTTCGAGCCGTCGTAGTCCACCAGATACGGCGGGTCGGTCGCGAACAGCACGGCGCGCTCGCCGTTCATCAGGAGGCGGACATCGGCGTGGTTCGTGCTGTCGCCGCAGAGAAGCCGGTGATCGCCGAGAATCCACAGATCGCCCGTGCGCGATGCCGGATTGCGCGGGGGTTCGGGGATGGTCACCGGCGGCACCGAACCCCCGGTGCCACCTTCCTCGCCTTCCCCCTCGGGTACATAGGCCAGCAGCTTGTCCAACTCGCCGTCGGAGAAGCCGACCAGCGACAGGTCGAAGTCCTCGGCCAGCAGGTCGTTCAGTTCGGCCGACAGCAGCGCCTCGTCCCAGATCGCGAGTTCGGTCAGTTTATTGTCAGCAATGCGATAGGCTCGCCGCTGCGCCTCGGTCAGATGGCCCAGCACGATCACCGGAGCCTCGGTCAGCCCGAGCTGCGTGGCCGCCAGCACCCGGCCATGCCCCGCGATCAGCTCGCCGTCCTCGGCCACGAGGCAGGGAATGGTCCAGCCGAACTCGGCCATGCTGGCGGCGATCTTCGCGACCTGGTCGGGCTCGTGCACCTTCGCGTTCCTCGCGTAGGGCTGGAGGCGCGACAGCGGCCACATCTCGATCCGCTCGGGGGCAAAGCTCAGCGTCATCGTCGGGTCATTCCTCGGATCAGGGTGGACACCCCTGGCTTCCGGACTCCGGGGTCCAGACTGGACTCCACGCGGGGTCCAGACTGGACTCCACGCGGGGTCCAGCGGCCACCAGAGGTGTCCAGCGCCAAGGGTTTGATTTTACGGGGTTTTGGCGAGTTCAGGCGGCGCTGGCTTCCGGGTGGCTTCCCAAAAATTCGGCCCAGTCGCTAGCGATGTGCCGCGCTTCGCCCCCCAGCATAGGTCGGTGAACGGAAAGGAACCGTAAAATCAATGGCTTGCCGACTATCGGCGACGGTTCGAACCGGTCAGGCGCAGGCCGCTCGCCCGGTTTCGAACTGTCGCTGCCTCCGACCGCTCTGGCTCCCCGACTGGACCCCGGAAGCCAGCGCAGCATCCACCGCGCAGATTGGCGCCGTTCCTCCCGCCCGCGCCTCTCGCGAGCACAGCGGAAGGGATACCGGTTTCGCCGGGCTCGTGTAAGGCCTTCCGGTGTCTCACCGAAAAGTGTCTCACTGGCGCGAGGGGGGTTGACAGCCACGAGCACCGCGTCGACCGAACGCAAATCAGCCGGAGCTTTCCGATCCGGACATCGGTGGAACCTGCGCCGAACGGCCGAAGAGAGCCCAAACTACCCGATGGTGTCACGCGTTCGAACGGCAGCAATGCGCGGCAAACCGGACGCTCAGTAGGTCTGCGTTAGGCGTATTCCTGACCCGAAAGCGAAAGTCATCCTTCAGCCAACGCCGCCTCCGGCTGATCATGGGGTTCAGGCCCGCATATCCTGAATGTAAACCCGGAAACCAGCGGTTGCTTGTAGTGCCGCCCGGGAGATAGGCTTGAACCATTGGGCTTCTGATTGGTCCCCCCGGACGAGGTTGCCAGACGAGGTGTCAGTCCGCCATGGAGCGTCGGCTTGCAGCGATTCTGGCAGCTGACGTCGTCAGTTACAGCCGGCTAATGGCCGGGGACGAGAGCGGCACGCATAAGCGGCTGAAGGATCTGCGCGATAGCTTTTTCGGCCCCCGAATCGCCGCCCACAACGGCCACGTCGTGAAGCTGATGGGCGACGGGATGCTGGTCGAGTTCGCCAGCGTCGTCGATGCGGTCAGTTGCGCCATCGAGCTCCAGAGCGGCCTGGCGGAGCGGCAGGCGGAGGTCGCGCAGGACCGGCGCATATTGCTGCGCATCGGCATCAACATCGGTGACGTGATCTTCGACGAGGGCGATATCTACGGCGACGGGGTCAATGTCGCGGCCCGGCTGGAGCCTCTGGCGGAGCCGGGCGGCATCTGGGTCTCGCGCGCAGTCTTCGAATATTCGCGCGGCAAGGTCGATCACGAATTCGAGTTGATGGGAGAGCATCAGCTCAAGAACATCCCCGGACCCGTCGAGGTCTACCGGGTGTCGCTGTGCGCAGGGCCTGGCACGGTGCCGTCCCGGCGCAAGCGTGGGCGGGGGCGTCTGATCGGCGCGGCCGTGGCGGCGGCCGCAGCCTTGGGGCTGGTCGCCTGGACCCAGCCCTGGCGGGCAGCGGCGCCGCCGGTCGTCGAACCGGGCCCGGCGCTGTTCGACGGTCCCTCCATCGCGGTCCTACCCTTCGACAACCTGAGTGCCAGCGCCGACGACGACTATTTCGCCGAGGGCATGACCGACGACCTGATCACCGACCTGGCAAAGATTTCGGGCCTGGTGGTCATCGCCCGCAACACGGTCTTCGCCTACAAGGACCAGGCGGTTGATGTCCGCGCCGTGGGCAAGGAACTAGGCGTGCGCTACGTGCTGGAGGGCAGCCTGCGCCGGGCCGGCAACCAGATCCGCATCAATGCGCAGCTGATCGACAGCCAGACTGGCAGCCATCTGTGGGCCGACCGCTATGACCGCGATACCTCGGATATCTTCGCGGTTCAGCATGAGGTGATCCGCCACATCGTCGAGGTCCTGGCGATCGAGCTCAGCAACTCGGAGCGGGCGCGAGTCGAGCGTCTGCCAACCGAGAACCTGGAGGCCTACGACTACTATCTGCGCGCCGAGCAGGCAGTTCGCAGCGGATCGCGCCCGCAGCTGCGCGCCGCCCTGCACCTGTATCAGAAGGCGACCGAGCTCGACCCCGCCTTCGCCCGCGCGTTCGCCGCCGAGGCTCGGACCGAGGCCTATATCATGCGCCTCAACTACGACGACCTGCTGTCATTGCCATTCGCCCGCAAGTGGGCCTACGAACATGCGGGCCGGGCGCTGGAGCTCGATCCCGAAGCGGCCCTGCCCTTCACCGTCCTGGCGGAACTGCAGACCGTCGATGGCCGTCACGAGGAGGCGCTGGCTTCGGCCCGGAGGGCCGTCGCAATCGCGCCCGGCGAGGCCGCCGCCTATGCGTCGCTGAGCCTGGCGCTAACCTTTGACGGGCGCCATCCGGACGCGATTGCAGCCTTCGAAACCGCGCTGAAGCTGGACCCGCATCTGCCGCTGGGCCCGCGACTGGACGCCAGCATGTCCTACATGTTGAGCGATCAGCCGGAGCGCGCGGTCGAGCTGCTCGAGGCTGCCCGCGCTGAAGCACCCGATATTGACGAGGTCAATGCAACGCTCGCTGCCGCCTATACGCTGGCCGGCCGGATGGAAGAGGCCCGGGCAGCGGGGGCGGAGGCCGCGCGCTTGGGGCCGAACCTGAGCGTGGAACTCTACCGCGTGAAATTGGGACATTTCCGCCGCAATGAAGACCTCGAGCGCATTCTCGACGCCATGGGAGAAGGCGGAGTGCAGAAGTGGCCGTTCGGCTTTCGCCCTGGACCGCGGGAGCGTCTGACTGCCGAAGCTGTCGGCCAACTGGCCGTGGGCAAGACCTGGCAGGGCCAGCTCGACGGCGTTGGCCCCGGAATTCTGCAGATCGATCCGGACGGCGCCCTTGCGATGCGAACCAATACCCTGTTCGCGACCGGAAAGGCCTATGTGTCGGGCGACATGCTTTGCATGGACCGTGAATCGTTTACCCTGGGGCGTACCGTCTGTGGCCCGATTTACCGAAATCCGGACACCCTGGCCGCGGCGGAGTTCCCCTTCACCTACGTGAATGCGAACATGATCTTCCACTTTGCGCCACGCGAGTGACTGCGGCTCAGTTGGTGAAGTCCTTTGCGATCATCGCTTTGACCTCCGGCCAGTTCGCCTCGGCCTTGGCCAGCCACTCGTCACGGGCCGGCCCGTCGAGCTCCTCGGCATAGGTCGGGTCGTAGACGAAGTATAGTTTGCCGTCGATGATCCGCCAGGCCCGCTCGGGATCGATGTTCTCGGCCGCATGGCCGTCCTTCAGCCCAACGCCTAGGGTGCAGTAGCCGCCATATTGCGGCGCGTATCTGGTCGGGTTCGAGACGAAAAGCGACCGGTGCTCGGCAGTTGCGAAATACCACGGCGTGCCGAGCCACTCGTAGGAGAATTCCTCGGACCCCTTCATCGCCTTGCCGTCGGTGAAATAGGCGACAGTGTCGTAGCCCTTGATCGCCACCCCGCCGAACAGCCCGGTGTTGACGGGATCGCCGGCGGCGGCGGCGCCGCCGAGGGCCACCAGCGCCACCAGCGCGGCACATGGTGTTCTGGTTGCTATTCGCATATTCGATCCTCCGGTCATTGGCCTGCCTCCACGCATCTGCGGTGGAAGTCAACGGAACCGAGCACCTCGGCGGACGGGCAGGTGGCGCCGTGGCTCTTGAGCAGGCGCACCACTTCGATCCGCTTCTTCACCCAGGCCTGCGCTAGCACGTTGAGCCCGTTGCCATCGATCAGCATTGGGTCGGCGCCACGGGCCAGCAGCAGTTCGACCACCAGGACCCTGTCCTCCTCGGCCGCCAGGAACAGCGGTGTGTCGCCACCGATGTTCTCGTTGGCATCGAGCGCGGCCCCGTGATCGAGCAGCAACTGCGCGATTTCGGCGCTGCCCGCATAAGCGGCGGCATGGAGCGGCGTCAGGCCGCCCCTGTTGCGCGCCATGACGTCGGCGCCGTGGTTGATCAGGAATTCGGCCACCGGCTGCGCACTAGCCAAGGCGGCGGCGATCAGGGGGGTTTCCGCATTGCGCCCGCGCTCGTCGACATCGGTGCCCTCGCTCACGAGTTTTTCAACAACAGCGAGATCGCCCCGCCCAGCGGCATCGAATAGGGATCCGGCCTTCGCCTCTTCCACAAAACCCATCGCGACGACGGCAACAACTACTAATCGCAGCATGAGCGTCTCCCTTTGCGATCGCAGCGTAGCATAGTCTCGGGGGCATTGCGCGCGATTTTTCCGGTTTTACCTGTCCAGCACGGGTACCGACGCTGAGGGCGAATACCTATCCCTGCGGCTGTCGGGCGAGCCAATACTCCCATCGGGATACCGGGTCTTAGACGGTAGCGGTGGCTGAACCCTGAGTCGGACGCGCACTGACAACGCCGCGGCAATGGTAACTAACCGGTGATCCGCTGCATCGTCTTTTGGCACATTCTCGACATAGCCCCAATGGCAGCAGTCGGCATCAATCCGGGCATTCAAAATTTTTGCGCCAACGGCAGCTTCGTCCGCAACCGAGACTTCCGCTCGCCGCGCCGCGAATGGCGGCTTTCATTCCAGCGCCTTCGCGACCACGAACTCCATCGACCGCTTCCGCGGCACCCGCCTCCCGTTCAGCCGCCAGACGATGACGGCGATGCCGTACTGCCAGCGCCGGTTCGCGGTCGGCCGGCTGATGCCGAGCTCCCAGCAGATCGGCTTCCACTGTGTGCGGTTCGCCCGCAGCCACAGGAGCCGCGCGTCGTCCTTCTCCAGCCATCGCAGCCAGAGCATCGCCTCCTCGGCCTCCGTGATCTGACGCGGGCTCGGGCGCGGCAGCTTCATCTCGGGCTCCTGGCCGACCTTGTCGGCGAAGCTGTGGAAATACTCCGGCCACGCGTTGAAGTAGCCCTGCGGCTTCACGGCAGGAAGCGCGTGGAACACGTCCGCAGCACTCTCGAGGCGGTCCTCGACCTTGGAAGGAGTCCAATCAGCCATTGACCGCCTCCCGGCTTTCGGCGCGCGGGCCGTAGAGCCGCTCGCCGAGCTGCCGAACCAGCTCACGCTCCGGCCAGGTCAGGCGGTCGTCGTCGATGGCGACGGCCAGCAGCCCCTGTTCCTTCCAGCCGTCGCGCTTGACCTCGTCGGGGTTGCGGCGACGGCCGCCGTAACCCTTCGGCGTGAACCGCATGCCGCTCATTGCACACCTCCCCGGGTCTCCAGCGCCCAGAGGAGGATCGCGATGGCATCGGCCTCGTTGTCGTCGGCGGGGCTGAAGCCGCGGGCGCGCACGGCAGCAATCATGGCCGTTTTCGGCGCGTTGCCCTTGCCGGTGGCGTGACGTTTGATCGTTCCAACCGGCGTGCCGCTGTAAGGGATGCCGCGAAGCTCTGCCCACGCTGTCAAGGTGGCCATCAATCCGCCAAAGACGTGCGAGGCGTCGACGC